TTCGCCTATTTTTAAGGAGTCAACAGAAGTTGTTACAGTAACCATAGTATTATTGTACCATTCCTAATCTCAGGTTGCCATTACGCCAACGGTATTATATTATGGTGGCCATTCTCCAGTAACGTCAAAGTAGGCTCGTTTGTAAAGTCTTTCCATTAGTCCTATCGCCACAAAGGGATCCGCATTGTCAATTTGGGCAGCCTCTAGAAGTTGGCTATATCTGGATTGTAATTGCTGTGACTCCCAAAGAGTTAGAGGATCATCGTCAGGTTCTGGTGTAGGGGGTGGAGGAACTACTTTAGTATAAGTTGGCTCACGATAGACAGCCAAAAGTTCGGCTATCTCTTGATTAATACCAGGAAATTCAGTTAATTGAAAACTTGCCTCTGCCCTTATTGGCTCACCAGAAGTATTCCTATACTTAACATTATAACTAAATTTAGTTAAAGCAACAAAATACGATAATGATGTGTGACCATAAACGAACTTGCATGAATACCCATTTTCTGCTATGTTTGAAATGTCATCTAAAATATCTACAATTGGTAAAGCGCCACCACTTTCTTTATCAGCAATTACTGCCTTAAAAGAAATAGTACGTAATTGTTTGTTTTCTTTGGCTAGAATTGGTTTCTTACCTGGTCTAGCAATCTGGCTAAACTTAGCCTCAAGCGTATCGTGGCTTATATCTCGTGGACCAAAAGGAAAGATTACTTCAATGTCTACATTTTCGCCATCAGCATTTTGAACCCCTACAGTTTTTAAAACTGCACGCTCAGGCTGTGCTGATCGAATTACAGGCGGTGATCCAGTTGGGAGATCGCTAACAAAAGTCGTTGTTACAAAAGGCATTTTACTATTCCGTGTGCTCTACTACTTCATTATGTATCTCTAACATAACTGTCTCAACCCCACGCTCATCAACTGTTTCAGCATTGATAACAACCTGATGTCGCATACCTGTATTTCTAGCAATTGTTTCTAAGAAGGCACTGTCACTTGCTGCATATTGACCGGTTTCAGTTAAGTAATTTATTAACAATTGGGAGGATTCTTCTTTACCGTAAAACTCTTCAAGCGCACCTAAGTCGCCTGACATCAATTTTTCAAATAACGGTCCACCAACCAAATTGCCTATCATATCATTACTTCTGAAGCCGTATTCATCGTCTTGGTTCATTACATACCTTGCAAATCCGGCCGTATCAAGTCCTGCAATTTGACCAGCGCTAAAATCTCCAATGCCTTTTTTGCCGGTGAATACGTCTCGATACATTGCTCTGTCACGGTTTGCCTGATTCAGCATGTTGTTAATTTCAAAAGTAGTTTTACCTTCAAACTGTGAAACAGGGATTCCAGACTCGTCCGAAAGTAGTTGATATTGAGTCGCTAGTGCAGCATTCAATCCAAATTGACCAACAACGTCCACGCCACCAAACGCCCCAGCCTCTTGCGCTTTTTTAATAAACGTAATTCCAGAAACACCAGCCAAGTCAGCGCTTCCACCCATAGCCACTTCAGCAATTCCGATAGCGTTAAAGATGTCCATCAATAATTGCTCATCCATTGAACCACCAGAGATAAACGCATTTAGAGCAGCATCAACTGAAGCAGATCTAGTACGCTGACCTATGGGGCTTGTTGATAAATCAATATTACCAATAAAAGACTTAGTTCTATCAATGTCACCCATAGTAAATAATGTTGAAAGTACGCCAATTGCTGTCTCATTGAGATCTTTGTATCCATCAATGTTTAGCATATCCATGACGCCTTCGATATTTTCTGCCGCTATTCCAGTCGCTTCCACAACTCTATTTATTTGCCTAACGTAAAGATCTTCAGCGGCCATCACGCTATTTTCAAGTTCCGACAGTAACCCTTTGTTTACCAATGATGTGAAAAGATTATCTCTATGTACGCTGTCGGGATCAACACCCATGCTTAACAAGAACTTACCAAACTCAGCAGTGTCGCCTTCAAAATTCCCTTTATCGTTTACTTTGAGTCTTCCATATTCATCTCTTGCTTTGTCTGCAAAAAAAGCAGCGGAAAAGCCTTCAAGCATACCTGCTTGCTTCATATAGGCTTCCGTTCCTGACCCAACTTTAAAACCAGAGGCTTCATTAAATATTCTTGTAGATTGCTTGTCGGCTTCTTTTCTTAGTCTCTCTTGACCTTTCCTAGAAGCAAACCATTCTCCAACGCCACCGGCTATTGCTCCGATTGCGGCACCAACCGCTGCTCCAAGAGGTCCACCAACCATTCCTCCAATTGACATTCCCGCCAATCCACCAGACAAGGCAGTTGATCCAGTCATCTGTCCAGTCTGAGCCGCTTGGTTAAGTGAATTATAAGCCATGTATCCCGAAAGAGCAACATTAGCCAGTGGCATAAATCTCGCACCCGTCATAGCGCCTGCTCTTACTCCAGCAAGTTTAGAAGCCTGAAAAGCCCCTCTTACACCTTGTCCATGCCTGAATGCTTGATACCCCGAACTGAGTTGTCTACTTGCAATCGCTCGACTTCCTGATAGGCTTCTAGCACCAGCGGCTATGTTTGACCCAGCAAATGCGACACGACCCATGCCTGATGCGTTTCGGGCTGTTCTAGCAGCCCTTCCAAAAACCCCTAACTTTCTACCGCCCATATACATAGCGCCCGCCATGATAGCCGTACCAAACGTATTGCCACCACCTATACTATTAACCATTGATGCTAGCGAAGCAATAGAAGTTACAAGAGTTGAAACTATTGGGGCTAGAAAGTTTAGTACGCTAGCCAAACTATGAAGCGCCTCTGGCAGTTGCTCAAGAATGGGGAATATTGTATTGAATAAATTGAACATGGCGGGAATTACTTCAAAAGCCAGTTTATCTAAAACTTCATTAATCAAAGGAAGTTTATCAAAGAACCCTGTCTGTCCATTAGATAGCCGATCAAACAAAGAACCTATAACGTTACCAAGAGATTCACCAAACGCAATAAAGTTATCAGCATTGCTCATCATAAGTTGTCTGAACTCTGCGAAAAGACCTCTACCACCAGCAGCGCTACCCATTGCCCTAAACATATCTAGCAACAAATTGGCTGCGGGTTCAAACTTGTTAAACCATGCACCCATGGAGTCAAAGAAGTCTCTAACTCCTACAAAGAACCCAACGAAACTTTTTCCCATCTCTTCAATTCGATCAATATCTTCCAAAACGTTTTCTCGAACCCAGCCAGAAATAGCCCTAACGGTAGTAACCAGTGTAGGAGCAAATGAACCTTCACCAAACTTTTGAATTATGGAGGCCATTGAAATAATGTCGTTTTTAATAATATTAGATATTTGTAAGAATGTGTCTCGGAATGGTCCAAGTAAAGGCTCACCTAAATCAGCAAAAAGTCCTTTTTGTCCAGCAAACTCAGTTTTTGCAGTTCCTATTAGTGTGCCACCCATGTTTTGAGATAGCCCTTGAAATCCTGCTTTGGTTGCTCCACCAGCGCTAATTACTCCAGTAAGACCAGCCATAGTGGTGACTCCGCCTAAAGATCCTTTTTTGAAACCTTGCGCACCTTGAACTGCTGTTCGAGCATCACCAAAGTTTCTAGAACCAATAGCAGCAGCCAATGTCGTCACTGCCTTAGCGTCACCGCCCGCAATGTTAAACAAATTAGTTACTAACTGGTTGGCTCGTGCGCCTTGAATTCCAGACCTAGCAAGAGAGTTTATAACAGAAGCACTTGCTTCACCGCCAAGCAAACCAAGGTTTCTACTACTTATCCCTTGAGTAAACGTCCTAGCCCTATTCATGCCTAGGTTTCCGCCACCCAAAATAGGTGCCAATTGTGCTTCATTAAATTCTCGCATGGCTGCAGCAGCAACCGCTAAAGTTGTTGCAAGTCCAGCCGCTGTGACAGTCAAACCCTTTAATGCAACATCATACAGTTTAACCGCTGCTCGACCAGTTATTAAGGCCGCTTTAGCCGCCAACAATCCAGCCGTAACTATAGCAATGTGTCCAGCAAGGGCAAGAAAAGAAAACTTTCCCATCATGGTAATGAACTTGGTAAATACTTTCATAAAACCAGTCACTGCTCTAGTCATTCCACCAAAGCGCCGTGTAAGTTTATTAGTCGTTTTATCTAGATCACGGTTAGTGTTGTTAAACTTTTTCGTGGTAGCATCTAGGTTTCGTATACGTCGTTCAATAGCAGCAAGGTCATTTGTGATGTCGGCATCAATCTCAACCTTAATTACTACTTTTTCTTCAACAGCCATTGCTACCTCAAAACAGAAAAACTGGGAACTTCTGTAGATATTCTACAAAAATTCCCAGTCCTTTATCCGTAACCACCTGTAGTATTGTTGCGTTTTCGCTCCCTCTCCGCTTGATCTCTAGAAAGGGCTGTAGCAACAGCCAAGCGTATTAACCACTCATCGTAGTCAGAATTTAAAATCTGAATAGGATCAGTATGAAATGCTTCGGCTAGTCGTGCCGCTGATCTGATCCTAATATCCCCGGCTAATTCGTCAACTAGCCCAGAATAGGGTCCTCTGCGTCGATATCATCACCGTAACCTGCGTAATCAAGTATCTTGAGTGCTACAGATTCTAAGTGAGGGTCAACGGCATAAAATGCACGAATTGCGTCAGGCAATGGACGATCAGTGTCAGTCATCTCCATGATTACAGGAGAAGCAAAGGTAATCTCATTACCCTCGTCATCCAAAACAATTTCATCGTTGAAATAAATTCCACTAACAGTCTGACCTACAACGTAACAAGAAAACTTGATAGAATCAAGTTCTTCTGTTTTACGGTTTGTAGCATTTCGTCGCCAAGATTTTAGTTGTTCATTTGTAATGTTTGGAGAAAACCTTACAGTTACGCCTTTGCGCTCTGGAACAGGAATCTCAATGTCAGGGCGAGTAACCTCTTTAGAGATTTCTTCCTTCAATTGATCCAAAACTGTCAAACGAGCAGTTTTTTTCTTAGCAACAGGTGCATCAGACTCAGCAGATGCAACTTCAACTTCTTCAGTATTTTTATCAGTACTCATGTAACTATGTTACCTCTTTCCAATAGGTGTGTCAACTAGTCGATGAGTCTGCCCCAAGTGTTGGGACCAACTATACCATCAACAACTAGACCTTCGTCCTTTTGGAACTGGCGAACAGCACGATCAGTCATACGACCAAAATCGCCGTCTACGCCAGAATATTTCTTAGGACGGTTTGAAAGTTTGTACCCATTCTTATCTAAGAGTTTCTGTAAGAACTCTACAACAGGTCCTTTTGCGCCTTTACGAAGCGTAGTTTTGATTGCTTCTCCAATAAACGCAAACACATTCTCCTGTTCTTTCTTAACAGAAGCAGCCTTAGGTAGTTTCTTTTCCTTGCCTACAGGGAACCAGTCCATTTTTGTTCCACTTACACGGCAAGGCTGATGATGCCACCACTCAGAAGGAACTGTCTTAACAATACCGTACTCTTTAGCAATAGCATTAACCTGTGTAGTTGTAATTCCTTTGCCCACGATTCTAAAGTCTACTGCGTAACCATACCCTTGGAATTTAGGTTGGCTCATGTGGTAAGACCCTTGGAACCCTGCGCTATTTACTCGATCTGGGTTGGCCGCCAGGTTGAACCCCGGACGGCGACTCTTGTACCCGTCATACAGGTACTTTTGCTGTTGGTACGTCCTAACGCCAGAAGAAACAGAAACTTTGCCTTTAATTCGTGGATCGGCAAAGAACGCTTCGAGACGTTGTTTGAACTTTGGGTGCAAGTCTTTAATATTAACTCTGCTTGATACTGTTGGGATTGCCATAGTTTTTCCTTATATTTATGTGCGGTCAACTTCATAAATATAATACTAAAATTTCCTAAGGCGGTCAAGTAGATATAAAAAGAAAAGACACCACTCAAGGTGGTGCCGATTCTAAAAGAAAAGTTTATTTAACTTTTATACTGCTGCAACTGAACTTACTGAGAATGTCAGTGAGTATGCTGAAGGAGCACCAGATGATGCATCACCATCAGGCTCCGAAAGACCAACAAGTAGGCACTTAGCGTAAGTACGCTCAGAGCCTGGTTCTTTAAGGTCACAGTTTAAAGTCATGATAACAACATCGTAGTAAGCCATTCCAACTATTTGTCGAAGTTGATTCAACTTAGTTGCATCCTCATCTGGATCGTAGAATTTACTTACAGTAATGTCACCAATTTCTGAAGGCGCACATAGAACCTCTGGAAAAGTGCTGTTTCCATCATACACTTTTTCCACAGATGCACTAATCTCGCCACCGCTTACAGTTGCAAAGTACTTGGGAAAATCTGGACCTTTAGTATGTCCTGGAAGTTCAACCGCATGTATCTCTCCAACGATTTGTCTCTGTGTTGCTTTAGCCATTTACCTTACTCCTTATATCAGTGGGGCTGATAGATTGCTCTTAGTAATTACTATATCAATTAAGTCTGCGACTCCAGAAACCCTTACTCCGACCTGAGCCTTAACTAGACCAGTAGCAAGTTGGGTAGCAGGATTAATTGTTCCATCAACAATGACGTTGTAACCCGGATCTATCAATTGTCCGTTTACATCGTATGCTTCGTACAAACCACCTGCGATTCGAATTGGCTCAAGGAATGCCTTAACTGATCCACGAATACGCCCAAACAAGTTACCACTACCATCAATTGTTTCAAATACGTATTGTTCCATACGATCTTCAATTCCAAGAGTAATGTAGTTCATTGTATCACGCATTGTTATGTAGCGCCAGTTTGCTTCATCGTTAGAAACTGATCTCGCACCGTAAACACGGATTTGATCACCAATCTTACGTATGGCATTAACTCTAGCGTTATCAAGTGCATCTCCCGTTGCTGGGGTGACGTCTGAAGCCAAGTCTTTAACAGTCATCGCAGAAGAAATTTGCCCAGCGCCTGCACGCCATGGACCACCAACTTCAGCAACTGCCTTAGCACGGGCGCCAGCAGCATAACATACAGGATCAATTGTAAGAGTTGCTCCAGCAAGTGAAGCGGTTCCGGTTGCTAACTCTGAAGAGTTTGGAACTGGAACTTTAATCTCTGGCCAATAGAAAGCCATGTATGATGCTTTTGCATCAGCATAATATGCGGACGCTTCTGTCTTAGCGGTACCTGCAGCAGTTCCGCTGTTGAAACCAAGAAGAGCAATACGATTGTTTGCTGCAGCATGATCTCTCAAAGCAGTCCATATAGCATCTGCTGATGCTCCCTTACCTCGACCTGGGGCGGCAATGGCACCAGACTTAAGGTTAGGGCTTAATTTCGTTGTGTCTGTAGCAAGCGCTGCAACAATGTCTGCATCCGCAACAGCACTACCGTTCGATCCACCGGATAGTGCCGTGGAAGCAAGAGTGGCAGGGTTGCCAGTTGCTGTAGTGTTGTCACTTGCAGTGATAAGGTGGGCAACCTCAGAAGTGTTAATTACATTAACACCGTCTGTAACGCTCGTGAGGTCACGAGTTGTTAATAGGGTTTCTCCATCTAGAACAATTTGTAGTCTGTAACCAGAAACATCTGCAGCAAGAACTTGAACTTTCAAGTTGTCAGCCCATGCACCAACGTTTTTGGCAGTGATGTCCATTGTAGCGGAACCACTTGAGTTGTTTAAGGTAATGCTACCTGCGGCAGAACTACCTCCAGCAACACGCATAACATAACAACGTGCGCCTCCCTCGTCAAAGTAAGTCTTTACATGTGCGTAAAGGCTACCTGACTGATAATTTCCGTAGTAGGTTGTATAGTCACTGAAGGATCTTAAAAGTGTGGGTTCATCTGTAGGCCCACGCTCGGCTTCTCCAACAACAAACAACTGGCCTGCAACAACGTCGTTAGTCCCTACTGGACCACTACGTACCGCAGTTGTTACGTTTACTCCCGGCATTTTAAGCCTCCATATTCCTTATTAGATGTATACAATACCAGTATCGATTTCAAATGACAGACGCCTAAGCGTCTGCTTATTCTTTATTATACTACCACTGACTGTCTAGAAATCGTTGAAACTATAAATATCATCACGCAGATGGCGTAACAGATACACTATTTGCTGAATAAGCACCAGTACCTGCCGCATTTATAGCGCCAACTCTAAATAAATATTTAGTTCCGTTAGACAAACTAGTGATAACCTTTGCGGTATCAGTAGATCCCGTATCAGCGACAGCCGTACTCCATGTAGAGCCACCATCTGTGCTTTGTTGAATCTGATACCCAGTTATATTATAAACTCCGCCATTCCATGTTGAAGTAGTCCAACCTAGTGTAACTTGCGCATTACCAGCCACTGCAATAACATTCGTGGGGGCGTTTGCGGTTACTGCAAGTTTTGAAACGGTATTCTCATGCGTCTGCATAATGCCTACCGGAGTATGATCGATTATTTCTTCAAGGGATAAGTCGTATGCTACATATGCACCAGCCAAAAGCCTTTCACCTTTAATTAGGGTTAAATCAGAAAATTCTTCCCTAATTGTTGATTCATTTATTTTTGGGTAGCATGGAACGTCGCTGTCATAAGAGGATAAAGAAGATCCGTCCATTAAAGACTCACGCACCACAGTTGTAAGGTTATCTCGTTGTTCTGTAACCGTCTCTGCGCCATTTGCCCTTGTCCACACGTATGTTCGCATTTCATATGTAACCCTAAAATTGGGATCATAATCATATTCATATCCCTCTCGCTCAACCGAGCGAGTATTTATAACTAGGGAAATAAGGGTTGGCCACGTATCAAGCGCAAAAGGCTCATACGTTAATATTTTTCGTGGATCTGGTAGTTGTGACTCACTCAGATTCCAGTGATTCCTGTATGTAATTAAACGAGGTGGCAGATCGTTTGCAAGATAATTACTTACATAACTTTTTGCCAATCTAGGTCCTGACATCATTTTATCTCAAAAACCCCCTACTAAGAATTGATTTAACATCTCCAATGGAGCCATGCAGTATGTACTCTCCAACAGCGTGCCCAGTCCTGTTCGCCATTAACCTTGGTAAGAATAGTGGCTTTCTTTGTGCCATGTTTGCTGTGCCTGCTTGGTGGAACTTGGCATAACCAATTGTTGTACCAAATTCGGCTGTCCGCAACCCAATGTCTCTCACAGCACCCCTACCACTATTCATAGTTAAACTGTCTCTTAAGTCTCCTGTCCTAACCAATATTCCTCTTACTCCATAGTTATCTAACTTCCATGAAGCATACTGTGGATCTAAAGGTTGCCACCTGAATCCAGATGACCCTCCTTCAGTCCGAAAATTTTCTCTGTGGGCTTCTTGCAGTTGTTGCATCATCCATCTAAAAACAGGTTTAAAGTTCTGCGATCTTCTCGACATCGCATTAAATCTACGACGCAACCTGCTGGTATCAACACTTTTAATCCTAACTCCATACGCCATGTTAGGACACCCTTACTCTGCGATACCTCTTGATACTTGCTAACTCTCTTTCAGTGAAGCCTGTCTCTAATGGGGCTATGTTTCTTGTAGTTAAATCTTTTAGTCCAACTGTGTCATCGTACATATTTTGTACTTCTCTTGCCGTTGCTCTAAGCATTAATGATTGGAAGGACTTAATTCCTCCCCCATTTAAACCAGCAACGTATGTAACCGTAACTCTATCGTTTGCATATGCATTAAAAAGATCGATCCCATACTTTCTTGTTACATAATCTCTTTCTGCTTCTTGTGTTGTAGCAGTTGCAGAGGCACTTGCCGTTTTAATTGAAACAGAAGTCACAGACACAACTGGACTGTTGTCTAAATACAGGGTATACGTTGGTGCGTAAATAATTCCTGGAGAAGTTAGCGTTGTCTCTGGGTTAGTGGGATAATTGTAGTAATATTGTTGATTAACTACTCCACGACCTGTTTCTGGAACCCTATATGTTTCTGTAAAGGTGGCTTGCTCAACTGGTCTGCGTAAATACGCTTCCAGTTCTGATTGTAGCCCCTCTATCACCATTTCCACAGCATCTTTCTGCGTGTTGGTGAACGAAATGTCCATATATGTTTCTACATTTGAAACTGTTATCAACGCCATAGTGCAACCTAAGTAATAGTTTACCGATTACGGGCACGATTTGCTGCCGCACGTCTGCCTAGGTTATCCGCACCTCGGTCTAATGCATCAGCAATTCGGTTTCTTAGTCTGTTTATAAGACCTGGACGCCTTCCTCTAGCGTCCGCTCTACCTCTTCTACCACGACCACGACGGCGTTCCCTATCTCTAAATAAAAATGGATCTGGCATCGTATATCTCCTCTTAAAGACGACTCTTAATATATGATACCGCAACTAAGTTGCCTCTCGTTTTTACTCGCTTTACTTAGAGCGAAGAGGGGTTAGGAACTCGTCATTCATCCACATTAAGCCAATAACAGAATAACCTATTATGTCTAGGTACGTATCAACAATTGATTCATTCCTAGCAGAAACTTGACTTTCCAAAAGGTTTTCAAGGCGAGCAACTTTGTCGTGGAGTCTGATGATTAGTCCCTTTTCTCCAAATCGAGCAATGTTGTTTGGACCGTAGTCTCTTTGCTTATTGGCAAGCACTTCAGAAACTTCATAAGGATCAAACTCACCATTACATATTAAGGCTAGCGCCCCTAAATTTAACCAGTACACTTCAGAGTTTATTTCTTTGTTCCCGTCAAAAAACTGATCAATCATGTTGTCTATTGTTCTTCGTATCTCTCCAACAGGATCGTGGAAGTGGACGTCTGATGTTCTGTCCCAAATTCGCAAGACATGCTTTTCGGCAAGGTCTTCCCAACTTTCACATAAAGTGTCCGTCATTGCTGTTGCCTTTGCTGTGCACTTTGCTGTGCAGTCTTAATTGACGTTTTGATAATCCAGATAACCCATATAATTAAAGTAATGTAAAAGGCATGAAAGTATCCAATTGCTGGCGTGAACAGTTCAAGTGCCGGCCAAGCCTTGTTTACTACTGTGTTTAAAAGCATGAGCGCAACCGCAGTTACGCCGTTTAAGGCTGCTAGTGATAGCACCCCACTAAATATTTGACTCGCTTTAGACATATTGACTCCATTCTGTTTTGTCTCTTTTGAAAGGTTTTCCATTAAGGCATTCCAAGCAACGTCAGTGTTTCTGTGTCTATTGTTCATTTTGCCCCTTTAACTATTTGATGAATACGTTGCCGTGACAAACCATACTCTTTAGCAATGTTAGACAAGGAATCTCCCTGTTTGTGCCTTGCTACAATGATAGAATTTCGCTCAATCACGATATCTCTAGATTTTGGTCCAGGTCTAACTGGTCCCCAATCCCAAGTGGGTATGCCCTCTAAAAGGCTTATTCGCTCACTCGATAAAGCGTCTTGCCTGTATCTGGTTCTCATGTAACTAACCCAGTTTCCTAGATTAATCTCTTCTCCAGAACCAACAAACTCAACATGACCGCTTGGAACGAGTGCGTCTCCATATCGCTCTGAATATGTCACTAGTGCATCGTAGTGTTTTTTCCAGCGTGTATTATGATTCATAGTTCTATAATACTGCAATTGTTGAAGTGTGTCAAATGGACATTTAGAAAAAATTAACTGTGTTCTATTACTTTTGCTAAATTCCTTATTCGCCTAACAGTCTCTTTCGCTCCTACGGCTTCCGACCAATAGACAATATCTTCTTCAACTTCTAATTCAATCGACTCCCAACAATATATGAACATGGGAACGTACATGCTAGGTACTTCGTCCAGTAAATGCTCAAAGTCGTCACTATACCCATTTTGATCTGCCCCACAAAGCATGGCTAATGCGAAAGGTAAAGAAACTCGTCCTTTTGCGTCTTTTGGTGATGTTTTTGAAAGCCCAGCAAACTCAATTAATCCAGCCACATGCCAAAGATAAAGGTTTACCTTATTTTTCTTCAATTCATTAAGACGTGTCATCTTCTTATTGTAACGACAAAACGAGGTCCAGTTCAAGCCAGACCCCGTTCTGTAGATGATGTGATTGTCAGTCGGCTACCGGTTTCACCGATAAAACAATCTCCTCCTTTGGGGTTAGCCTTATTCCGGTACAACAATTACATTAATAGTCCAACTTGCACCAACGTGCAACTCTTATTAATAATATAATTAGTTATCGAATAGGGCAAGCCCCAGTAGCACACTCTGCTTCAAATTCTTCGTCTGTCATAAACGTAGATCCAGAAAGTTTTTCTCCAAGAGGA